ATTCAGTATCGCTGGACCATCATCATAATTTTCTAATATTGCACCCGATAGACCATACACAATAGTTCTTCTTTGATCTTCAGTCATATGACCAGGGTACATCATGTCAAATATATCACATTGGTCACAGCCCGTTATCTGTACTAGCTCTTCATCTACTCCTCCGTCCCAATTCTCATAGTCAATGTCATTACTGTAATATCTAGTACACAAGCGCATTCTATTTAACCAGAACTTATTTTTCATATAATCATTATATGTGAAATACATTCCGGGTAAATTAGACATACTATCATCTATCAGATATGACACCCAGTCCTTAAGTAAGTACAATGCTGTGTCAACAAGTACAATTAGTCTTATTGTATCTGGTTCATGTTTCTCTATGATTTTTAATCTTGTTTTCCTTCTACCTTCAATTAAATCATCAACATACTTCATTATATCAATGTGATTTGTGAAGATTGCATAACTCCATTTGGTCTTTTCTATTCTAATGTCAAACTTCTTATCCCATGCGTATTCTACTCGATGTTCACTTGCACCGTTAGTAACCCATATTGCGTAATCCATTACGTAGTCATCAAAAGAAGTAAATGTTTTATGTTTAGTTAAATCAACTTTCATCTTATACTCTGATGAAAACTTTCTAAACTTGTGCATGAATAACTCCCTACTACCATCTATGTTTAACTTTGGTTTCGTTAACAGCCATTTCGTTATTCTATTTTTCATGTATAGTTCTCGCTCCTCATTATTCTTCCAATACATTTTACCAAATGCAGTTGATAAGCCAGATAAAATAGGATCATTAATATATTTTAGGAATGATATTGTATACGGTAAATAATTATCATCAAACATACCGTTGATTATCATATCATTTCTCGTTTTATATATTGTATTTAACAATATGTGCACGTGTTTGAACTTTAACCTAATTAGCAGCATCAATACTATTATAAATCTAGTGGTTTTGTAATCCAACCACATCCTTTGTGAACCCATAACCTTATATTGCTTACCTTTTTCCAAACCATATTGCACGGCAGCCTCATAGTCTATTTCCAACGCTTCACTTTTGTGTCTAATATTGCGCAAATATACTAACACGTCTTGTACGACACATGGTGTGTTAATATATGTCGAGATAAATAAGTTAACATATCTGCTCTCGACTACAGTATGTTTAATCTTATATTTTGTTTTATTCATTTTGTTTGGCTGGCTCATTTTTCGGTTTCCAGCCTATTTGAAATCTTTCGTTGCCTGTTGGTGCAATCATATTTATTGTTCTCATTGGCATAGTTGTACCGTAACCATGGGTTATTAGACCTCTAGGTACATATTTCTGTATGTCAACTTCCAACCCACCAAATGCTTGCAATGTATAATAAGCCACTGCATTAAATGTTATTCTTTCAGTTGCAAATGCATTGTACATTATTCTAACCGTATTGTGTGATCTAACCCAAGCAATTAAATCTGGTCTTTTACCCAATGCATTTATCCTTATCCACCCACCTCTAATATGTCCTGGTGAATAAACCTTAATTGGCAATGAATATAAATTTGAATTTTCATTACCAATCCAAACACAATGTAAATCACCTGGTATGAAGTTACCAGCATCTGTCCAGTTATAGTATCTTGATAACATTTCGCCAGGATCGTCTAATCTATTTATTAACCTATTATCCGAAAAGAATACACCTTCATTGATCTGGGGGTGTATAGTTATTCTTTCAACAAGCGGCATTTTATCAAAATCAGCCATTCTAACATATTCATCGACTAAGCGTGTTTTACCTCTTACATTATCTAAATACCAATCAGGAAACATTGTAGCAGCACTTCTTTTTAATATCTCTAAATCATGACGTCTAGCTGGTTGTTTATCACAAGCCCATTGGTATGGATATGTTATATTCTGATTGTAGTTAAGTTTACATTCGATACCAAATATCTGGTATAACCAGTGCTCAACCATGTGACACAGCTCACTGTGTAACATTGTCTTGTACATTAAGGACTGAGGTTCATATATTATGTTTGGAAAGAATTCGGCCAATGAGAAACGACCACGTGCCACTAAAGCATTAAACAACTGGCATATCTTAATACCAGCCTTAAATGTTGTAACAGCAACATCACCACATTGGCGCATACCTGACATTACTGATGTCACTGGTACATAAAATGAGGAAGCGACTATTGGTGCTAAACTATGACTCTCCTTCTGTAAAAAGATACACTGAACATTTGAAA